GCGGCACACATCATGTAGGTAAATAGGGCTAGCCCTAAAAAGCGTTTTACATTCATTTTGGTTTGTCCTTCAGTCGGGGTCAGGTCGGGGTATGTCTACCGATTCGGTAGGTCTATGTCAAGCACCAAATATAGTTTTAAATGCGTGGTGAACGACATCGGGGTGGTCGGCCATTAATGGCGATATTTCGACATGCACCCATTGGGCGCCTTTAGAACCAATCGTATTTTTGTCGTAAACCCGCCAGGCGTCACGGTCACAGCGGTAGCCAGCACCCCAACCTTTCGGGTTGTTTTTGTAGGTGCCTGCATAGTCGTGTATTTCTTCTATACCTAAAATGTCACGGTGGGTAAATAAAAAGTCAATTAAAATAAACCGTTGTTCAGGGGTGCCTTTTAGGTCTATGGCCCGCCAGGTGGCATGTACTGACTTTTTTGGTGGGGTTGTCCCAACCATGTTTCTGTCGCTAAAAATGCCTATGTTTTTTACGCCCATAAGGTAACAGCAGTAGTTAACAAATACTTTGGTGCCTTCACGCTTAGCGGCGTGTACGGCGTCTTTGTTGCCTGTGTATGGTCGACTAGTCATCTTCTTTGTCCTTATCTTTAGAGTCACGCAAACCATTGGCCGAAAGCAAACCAAGCAACCCACCTAGCAACACAGCAAAAGAACCCGAAACAATTTGAAGCATTTCGGTGTCATTAGGCGATGGTTCCTGAGGCTGTACGACAAACACAAGTGAGTACAAAATTGCCACCATTGAAATGCCAAATACCATTGACAAAGTAATGCCAACCATAAAAACCAGTCGGGCTTTAATTTCGCTGTTTGTTAATCGTTTTTTCATGGTATGCACCTGGTCGCTTCGGGTTGTTCTACACAGGTGTCACGGGTTCTGTCGCTACAACTAGTAACAACCAGCATGAGTGCTACAGCAAAAGCGGCGACGATGGCTAAAGTTTTCATTGCCACATTAACGAAACTGATAGTTGATAATCACTAAAGTTAAGGGCAGCACCTGAAGATTGAAACGCAAAACCTGAAATGTAGTCGGTTGTCCCGTTTAAAAAGACTATGCCTGATAAAGACAACCCACGGGCACCTGAAGTTATATCTTGGGAAAATTCTGTAGTGCCGTTTTTGCGAATAGTTAAAGCGACTCTTGCAGTTGTGCCGACCATTTGAACATTTGCTGTGACTAAATAGTAGCCCTGAATGTTTGGTGTGATTCGTGCAGTAGTGGTGTTAACCCACGAAGTAATACCGGCGTTACCGTTAGTAGCAAAATCTAGTTCTGTTGAACTGTTGTTTGGTATGGACTGCGTACCACTTGAAGTATAGTAAGCAGCAGGTGTGAAAGCGTTTAAATCGGCAGCGTTTAAAACTTGCCCTGAAACAAACTGGCCTTGATATGTAGGCATTTTACCAACCCAATCTTGAAGTGTTTAGTACGCCAAATGTGGCATTGTTGAGGATAAAAAACTGATAATAAACTGCTGGGCTTAAATAAGCCGTGAAAGATGTTTTTTCTGGTGTCATGTTTATTTCTAAGCCTTCAATTACGCATTGCTCAGTATATGTCGTGGCTGAGCCTTGGATTTTGTATTCCAAAGGCATAACAACTACTGGGGCGTTGAATCCACCTAACCAGCGGCCTACAAAAGTGTTTATTGCTGTGGTGTTTTGTGCAACATCATCAAAGCCAACTACAAACCTGACTGCTTGTGGGTCTGATTGTGAATTAGCAAGAAACTGCCCTAACCCTTTACCTTGTGCCGCCGTAAAGTCAACGGTTGATAGCGAATAGCCACGGACACCATAGGCGGCAGTCGAAGTGGCGTTAGTTGAAAAAGTGTTATAAGAAGTGTTGTTCAACGGTTCAATGCTGACAGCGTTCATAAAGTTTTGACCCAAAGTAATTCGTTGAAATTCTTGGTAAGCAATAACAGTGGAACTGGGTGTTCTACCAAATGTTAACCCCATTGTCTTGTCATAGATTTCGTCCCTGGCTACAGCATAAATAGTGGCTTCGTTGTACCAAATAATGCCCCGTTCTGTAGCCATGTTTTGGTTAATTCTTTGAAGCACGGAACCGTTATAGCCGCCACCTAAACCCAAAGCCTTCGAAGCGCCAATGCCGTAAGTAGTGCCATCTATCGTGTAACCACTACCAGCAATTTGTCCTGAAGCAGGGAACTGTTCTAGTTGTTCACAACACTGTTCAGCAAACAAAGTCAAATTGTTAATCGTGTTTTGCCCTGAACGGTGCAGGGCGTCGGTGCAAGTAATTGTTGCAGTTGACAAACCGACTTGCCCTGGGTAGTCGACATATTGAATTTCGTTAACAAAAAAGCGTTGATAGTCAGCAACAAATATTCCGTCTATCAAATCTATTTTGTCATTAACAGTAAAACCAGCGGCCTGGTTAGCGTCGTTTTTAATTGTAAAAACTAATGAACCGCCAGACCAGTTATCCATATATGTTTGGCGACCTGTCCTGTATGACGCAGACAAAACGCTACTTGTAAAATTTGTGGCTGTTGTAGCGTTTTTAAACACCCAGTTATATCTAGCCATTACATGGCCCTAGTGTTTAACGGCACTGGGCCTGACATTCTCACATAGCGTTGTAAGGCTGATACAACAGCGTTAGGGTCTGCTGAAGTAACCGTAATGTTGATTGTGTTGCCACCCATACCATTGTTTGAACCGTTTAAAGGTATGACTGCTTCAGGTCCCCGTTCTCCAATAAGCGCCAGGGTCGGGCCTGTCACAATTCCCCCGTCACCTAACACGGGTATGTCCGGCACTTCAAATGTTTTGCCGCCTAAACCTAATGGCACCCAACTAGGAACTGTGAAACCTAAAGCGCCTACCGTGTTGTTCCATAAATTTGCTATGCCATTAAAAACGGCTTTAAATGGTGCCAAAATGGTTTCGGCAATACTTGAAAAAGCAGAAACCATAAAGCCAATTATTGACTTAACAACGCCAATAATTTGGTCTTTAAATTTGACTATGGCAGCAATAGCCAACCCGAATGGGCCAGCAAGAACGGCAAGCAGTAACGGCCAGTTGTTAACAACCCAACCAAAACCTGTTTTAATTGCGTTCCACAAGAACTCAGCCATGATTTTAACGCCTTCTACAGCGTCACCCAAAAACCCGAATTTGGCTTCCAACACAACAATGGCGGCAATGATTGCCAAGATAACGCCAACACCTAATGCCGCATAAAGGGCGTAAGTTGAAATTGTCATGATTGCTTGTGCCGCCGCAACAATGGCTGTGACAGCGGCGTAAGCGGCCATGGCGCCGTTGGTAATTAGAATGATTGCACCAATACCTGCGATGGCAGTACCGATAGCCACAATCTTGCCCGTGTTTTTTGAAGCCCAATCTGAGATTGACACAAAGGCTGGCATGAGTTCTTCAATGATTGGCATGACTGCTTCACCAATGGATTCTTTAACTTCGTCCATTCGGATTTTCAGGCCTTCCATGCGGCCTGCCGTTGTGTCAGCGGCTGCGGCGGCCTGACCACCAAAAGTTTCACTTAACGCTTTGAACACTTCGCCAGTTGAAGCGCCTTCCTTAATTAACGCTGTTAACGCTGGGTCAAGTTTCTTAAGTGGCCCCAAAGTGCCATTAAATGCCTTGCCTAAAGCGTCAGAAACAGCGCCCAAATCTTTGCCAGTACCGGCAGAAATATCTAGCGCCAAGTTCAAAAGGGTTTGTGCCTGTACTACATCGCCTGTGGCCGTGACCAACTTAGCCAGGGCAGGTCGTAACTGGTCATCGGCAACAGATACTGCAAAAGAAGTTTTAGTAATAAACGCCTCAATAGAGTCGACTTGTTTGTCGGTTGCACCAGTTACATTTTGAAGCGTTGTCGCTAGTGCTACGGCTGCTTTCTCATCTTCGGCAAACGCTTTAACTGCGTCAAATGCCGCATAACTTAAAACACCTATTGCGGCGGCGGCGGGCAGGGCGGCTTTCTTAATAGCAAACTGGGCTTTTTGCCCTGCTGTTTCTAACTTCTGAAATTCTCTAATTGCACGGTCAATTCCTTTACCGTCAAAATCTGAAATAATCGGAATAGAAATAGCCATCAGAAAACCTTTAGATTCTTGTTTGCTTCAGCCATAACATCGTCAACTACCTTTTGTACTTCGGTTGTCAGGGCAACTATTTTTGCCTCAAATACCGGCCAAATAACACGGCTGGCAGAACGCCCAAATTTGTTGTTAAACGCTGTTGCTAAAGGGTTGACATTGGCACGGCCTGCAATGTCAAAGATTGCGGCCGCTGGGTTCTTTTGCATGACCGAAAAGGCGGCGCCTTGTTTCTTATTGTTGACACGGACAGCAACACCACGGACAGCCTTAGAAGCAGACAACGGGAATACTTGGCGGCCACCTGGTGACCAGTTGCGTTTTGTGCCACTAGGAAAACGGTTGTCATCATAGTTTGACTTCATGGCGTCGGTCATCGGTTTAGCAATTTCTTTCATGTTTGCCACATACGCTTTTCGATAACCAGGTTCAACTTTGTTCAAGTATTTAACAGCGTCTTTGACACCATTAACTTGAAGCGTTAAATCGGTTGCCATGGCTATTTTCTGCTTTCGTTCAGTACCTTTATGACCGTCGCTAGGTCATTGGTATCAAACTCTACTTGCTGTGGCCAGTACCCTGTCGCTACTAAAACTTG